GCTGGTGGTCGGCTCGGTCGTCGCCGGTGCCATCGCGGCCGGCGCGATCACCACCGACAAGCTCTCGGCCAACGCGATCACTGCCGAGAAGATCGCGGCCAACGCGATCGGGGCCAACCAGATCGCTGCCAACGCGATCATCGCCGGGAAGATCGCCGCGGACGCGGTGACGGCCAACGAGATCGCGGCCGGCTCGATCAGCACGAGCGAGCTGGTGGCCGGCGCCATCACCTCGGACAAGATCGCGGCGAACAGCATCACGTCCGACCAGATCGCGGCCAACGCCATCACGGCCAGCGAGCTGGCTTCCGGCTCGGTGGACGCCGACGCCATCACCGCGCGCGCGATCGTGGCGGAGAAGATCGCCACCGACGCCATCGTGGCCGAGCACATCGCCGCCGGAGCGGTCACCGCGACCGAGCTGCTGGCCGGCAGCGTGCTCAGCGACAAGATCGCCGCGAATGCGATCACCGCGGAGAAGATCAACGCGCTGGCGGTCAACGCCGACCACCTGGCGGCCAACTCGGTCGACACCGGCAAGCTCGCGGCGAACGCCATCACCTCCAGCAAGATCAGCGCTGGCGCCGTGGTCTCGGACTCCATCACCTCCGACGCGATCATCGGCAAGACGCTGCAGGGTGGCGCGATCAAGACCAACGGCACGAACAACGACCGCGTGGAGATCGTGGGCGCCTCCAGCCTCTACGACGCGGTGCGCTGGTACGCCGGCTACGCCAACGGCCAGTTCAACTACCTGGCGGCCGAGCTGCGCGGCTACATGGGCGACGTGGGGGCCTACGGCCTCTACCTGAACTGCCACACCCAGATCGGCAACAACAACTCCAAGATCTACCAGGTCGGCCAGCGCGTGGCGCAGCACTCGTCGTCCAAGATCCGGGCCGGTTCAGGCACGGTCAGCCTCAGCAACGGCGTGGGTACGTTCACCTTCCCGGTGAGCATGGGCGCGACGCCGGACGTCGTGCTGGTCCAGTTCACCGGCACGCCGGCGATGGTGGCCGTCACCGGCAAGAGCAGCAACGGCTTCACCATCCACGCCCAGCGCGCGGACGCCAACGGCACGGCCAACGCCGGCAACGGCTCCTACCCGTTCGAGTACTACGCGGAGTCGTTCGGCTGAGCCAGCACGTGAGCCAGCTGGTCGCGGAGGTCCGCGTTCTCCATCGTGAGGACGCGGACCTTCGACTGCTCCTGGGCCAGCAGCCGGTGCGCGTGGGTCGCGCGGGCCCGGTCCTCGGCGCTCTTGAGTCGCGCGACGGCCAGTTCGGCGGTGATGGCTTGGTAGACGTCGGCGATCGCGTAGGGCTGGTCCTCGGGGGCCGGGATGTCGGCGTGCTGGACGGCGCTGTCGTCCATCGGCTCGGTCATGCGGTCGGGTACGGCGAGGGAGCCTGCGGCGGCTCAGCTGGCTGGTCGACCACCAGCGGCGGCACGTAGTCCAGGCCCGCCGGCAGGGTCTCCTGCATCCGGCGGTCGGCGGCGATGACGCCCTCGACGACCTCCATCGAGGCGTAGGCCCCCAGGCCGGTGCCGTCCAGGTCGCGGACGACGGCGAAGGACGTCTGCGCGTTCGGGTCGTCCTCGTTCTGCGAGATGATCGTGTAGCCCTCGTACCGCTGCGGGTTGGCGGTGATGGCGTCCTCGGCGATGCCCATGGCTCCTCCACTGAGTCGGGTGGGCGCAGCGTACCGTCGTGCCTGTGACCAGCGTTCTGACCCAGAGCCGGCCGCAGCTGGTGCTGCCGCGCGCCCCCAAGAGCCGTGACGAGCTCTGGTGGCTCATCAAGGCCCTCTGGGGCGTGGAGATGCCCCGGGTGCGGGTCTGCGGCAACCACGTCAGCCCCTTCGAGGCCCTGGCGCACGCCTTCTTCGCCGAGGACCCCGGCTTCGCCATCTGGTACGCCTCCCGAGGCTCCGGCAAGAGCCTGGCGCTGGCCGTGCTGGGCGCCACCAAGAACGCCGTGCTGGACGCCGACGTGACCATCCTGGGCGGCTCGATGACCCAGAGCCAGAACGTCGCCACGCACATCAAGGACCTCTACGAGAAGGGGCCGCACGCCCCGGTGCACGCGCTCAAGGGCGGCACCATCGAGAAGGGCATCACCGCCACCCAGCTCACCCTGGCCACCGGCCGGCGCATCCGCCCGATCCCGGCCTCCCAGACCACTGTCCGCGGTCCGCACCCGCCGCTGCAGCTGCTGGACGAGGTCGACGAGATGGACGAGGCGATCTACAACGCCTCGCTAGGCCAGGCCATGGAGCAGGAGAACATCCACGGCCACACCGTCAGCGACTACATCGTGGCCTCCTCCACCTGGCAGAACCCGATCGGGACCTTCACCAACGTGATCGACAAGGCCCGCAAGGAGGGCACGCCGATCTTCACCTGGTGCTGGCGCGAGCTCATCAAGAGCCCCCAGAACCCCTCGGGCTGGATGAGCAAGGAGTTCATCGACCGCAAGCGCAAGGCCGTCTCGGCCGAGATGTGGCGCACCGAGTACGAGCTCAACGAGCCCTCGGGTACCAGCCGGGCCTTCGACCTCGAGGCGATCGAGCGCTACTTCGAGGTCTACCCGACCCCGCTGCGCGAGGAGCACGCGGCCGACGAGAGCGACGACATCTGGGTCTGGCAGGACCCGGAGAGCCAGGGCGAGTACGTCGTGGGCGCCGACTGGGCCAAGGAGAGCGACAAGACGATCATCGTCGTCATCCGGGTGGACATCTACCCGCGCCGGGTGGTGTACCTGCGCCGGATGAACCGCCGGCCCTACCCGGTGATGCTGCGGGCCTTCGACAGCCAGCGCGAGCGCTACAACGCTCCCGGCCGCCACGACGGCACCGGGCTGGGCAACGTCGTGCACGACTTCCTCAAGCACGACGGCTCGGAGGCCAAGAAGGAGATCATGGTCGGCCGCAGCCGCAGCCAGATGTTCTCGGCCTACATCACCGACTTCGAGAACGGCGGCTACCGCCTGCCGCGCAACGTCGAGATGTTCTACCGGGCCCACCGCGGCGCCACCGTGGCCGACGTCTTCGCGCCGCACAAGTGGAACAGCCACACCCCGGACGACCTGGTGGCCATGGCGCTGGCGCACAAGGAAGCCGGCCGTACGCCGGAGCCGGTCGGCGTCGCCGAGGTGCCGATGAGCGCCAAGCCGCGCGACGTCGACGCGCAGTTCCACGTCCAGCCCGAGGTGGCGATGTCGCAGACCACTGGCGACGTGACGGTGGTGGACGAGCGCTACGACGACGTCGCCGTGTTCGACCTGACCTTCTGACAGGCTGGAGCCATGGGGGCGAACGGGGACGGGCCGGACCAGCACGTGCAGATGCTGGTGGACGTGGTGGTGCCGTACGGCCATGAGCTGTTCGGGCGGCTCGCCGAGCTCATCGAGCTGCTCAGCGCCGAGCTGCACCGCCACGGGCTGCAGGAAGCCGTCTGGGTGGCACGTCTGCCCGAGGACAGGGCCTAGCGACCACAGACCCCCGTCTGAGGCACACTGAGCCGGTGAACTACCTCGACCTGTTCGCCAACGCTCTGCGGTACGGGGTGTTCATCTCGGCCGGGATCGGTGTCGGCTTCATGCTGATGACCAACGTCATCGCCTTCCAGGTGTTGCGGCCGCCCAAGAAGCTGGGCTTCCTGTGGTGGCACGTCACCAGCATCAGCCTGTCCTTCCTGATGATCGGGACCGTGGCGATGGACAACATCGTCTCCCGCATCGGCGACCCCTTCACCTGGCGCGCTCCGCTGATGTTCGTCGGTACGGCGCTGTACGCCGTGGCGCAAGCCATCATCTTCCGGGTCGAGCGCAGCCGGTTGATCCAGAAGAAGGCGCTGGAGATCGTTGACGGGCAGACCTGATGAGCGGAGGCGAGATCGCGGCCATCATCGCCGCGGTTGGAGGTCTGCTCACTGCCATCTTCTCGGGCTACCGGGCGCTGCGGGGCGACAAGGTCAACGAGGCCGCCACCCAGGCGGCTAACGTGCTCTCTGGGCTGCAGGGCCTGGTGGTGACGCTTCAGGCCGAGATCGAGCGGCTCAACGAGGCTCGCAAGCGCGACCACGAGGAGTGCCTGCGGCACACGCGAGAGATGGAAGAGCGGATCGACGAGCTCGGCACCCAGGTCTACATCCTGCAGAACCGCCCCACCACGACGAAGCAGAGGAAGACCGACCGATGACGACTGACGCCAAGGCCAACGCGCGCTTCATCTTCGGCCTGGCGGTGGCGCTGGTGATGTTCTGCACCGCGCTGTTCGTCTACATGAACACCTCGCGCAACGAGAACAACGACGACGCCGAGCTGTGCATCCTGTTCCACCTCAGCGAGCACCGGGTGAACACCTACGACGCCGACCGGGACGAGGCCGCGGCCGAGGGCCGCCCCTTCAACGTGCCGCGCGGCGCGCCCCAGGTGCAGGAGAAGCTCGCCTCGGCCTGCGAGCGGGTGCTCGGCAAGTAGGCGTACCGTCGCCTGACCTACGTGGAGGAGAGACCATGGCTGTCCCGCAGAAGCTCGCCCGTCCCGCCCGCACCGCTGGTCAGGGAGGCCTGGCCTACGCGCTCGTGGAGGTCATCGACTCCTTCGGCGCAGACTTCACCACCCGCCAGTACGGCGCAATCCTGCTCCTGCTGACCATCGTGATCGGCTACCTGCAGATCATGGTCGAGGACGGCCTGGGCAAGGGTCTCCTGCGGAAGATCCCTGGCCCCGAGGTCCAGGTCGTCGAGCAGGACCCTGCGGCCTAGAGGTTCAGGCGGCCGCGGTTGTCGAGCGCGATGAGCACCAGGCCGATGACGAACAGGGCGATCTCGACACCGAGGGTCGTGCCGATGACGCCGGCCAGACCGAGGATGCCGAGCAGGATGGCGACGGCTCCGAGGAGCGTGAGGATAGGCATGAGGGCAGTGTGCCCCACGACGGCCAGACCGAGTAGTGGGAGGATCCCCGCATGACGACACCTCTGGGCGGCGCAGCGATGTACGGCGACCAGGTCGACCTCGAGCTCGTCGAGGAGGCCGCCGCCGACGCGCTGCCGTTCCAGGAGCTGGGTGTCACCGGCCTCAAGCGCTCCGCGGGCTACCTGGACGAGGAGTTCCTGCCTCAGCTCAAGGGCAAGAAGGCCATCCAGGTCTACCGCGAGATGAGCGACAACGACCCCATCGTGGGGGCGCTGCTGTTCGCCATCGACAAGCTGGTGCGCAACGCCGACTGGCAGGTCACCCCGGCCGGCAAGACCAAGGAGCACACCGACGCCGCCAAGCTGGTCGAGACCTGCATGGAGGACATGAGCCACAGCTGGGACGACATGATCAGCGAGGTGCTGAGCATGCTGATCTACGGCTGGAGCTACCACGAGATCGTCTACAAGCGCCGGATGGGCCCCTGGCAGCGCGACGGCCGCCAGCGCAGCAAGTACGCCGACGGCCTGGTCGGCTGGCGCAAGATCCCGATCCGCTCGCAGGAGACCCTGCACCGCTGGGCCTTCGACGAGAGCGGCGGCGTGCGCGGCATGATCCAGATGGGGCCGCCGGACTACTCCCAGCGGGTCCTGCCGATCGAGCGCTCGCTGCTGTTCCGCTACCACCAGCACAAGGGCAGCCCCGAGGGCCGCTCGATGCTGCGCAACGCCTACCGGCCCTGGTTCTACAAGAAGCGCCTGGAGGAGTTCGAGGCCATCGGCGTCGAGCGCGACCTGGCCGGTCTGCCGATGATCCGGGTGCCGGCCGAGTGGCTCAAGGCCAAGCCGGGCTCGCCCCAGCACAAGCAGGTCGAGGCCTTCAAGCGCCTGGTCCGGGGACTGCGCCGCAACGAGCAGGAGGGCCTGGTCTTCCCGCGCTCGATCGACGCCGACACCAAGCAGGACCTGTTCGACTTCGAGCTGCTCGGCGGCGGCAGCCAGCGGTCGATGCCGCCGGCGCCCATCATCGAGCGGTACGAGAACCGCATCCTGATGACCGTGCTGGCCGACTTCATCATGGTCGGCCACCAGCGGGTGGGCTCCTACAACCTGCACCTGGACAAGACCGGCATCTTCCGCACCGCGCTGAACGCGACCTGCCAGAACATCGCCGACGTGTTCAACCGGCACGCCATCCCGCGGCTGTTCGCCGTCAACGGCTGGAAGCCGGCCGAGCTGCCCAAGCTCACCGTCACCGACGTCGACGCGCCCGACATCACTCAGTTGGCGCAGTTCCTCACCGCCACCGCTGGCCTGGGCTTCAACTGGGGTCCCGACGAGCAGCTGGAGAAGTACCTGCGTCACGCCGCTGGCCTGCCGCCGATGGAGGACGACCAGGAGAAGAAGACCAAGCGCCACGCCCGCGTCGTGGAGAGCACCCGCTTCGCCCAGGCGCAGACCGAGTATCTGGCGGCCCGCTCCATGCTGGCGCAGCAGAAGGCCACCGAGATGCAGATGGAGGCCGGCATGGGCACGCCCGAGGAGCAGGCCTCGGCCTTCGAGCAGCAGCAGGCCATGCAGCAGGGCGAGCAGCAGGCTGTCCAGGCTGGCAACGAGGAGCGTCGGACCGAGGAGGCCCACCAGATGTCCATCGCCGCGCAGGCGCAGCAGCTGCAGCAGGGTGCAGCCGCCAAGCCGACCACCAAGAGCCCGGCCGGCAAGCGATGACCGTCTACGTCCGGCAGCGACGCAGCCTGCCCAAGCGGGCCTCCAGCAAGGCCACCGTCCTCGAGGGGCGCCGCGGGGCCTCCAAGAGCGACTTCCGCGCCCGGGTGGTGCCCACCGACGTGCGCAAGAGCCACCTGGAGGCGCTGGCCAAGAGCGTCGCGGCCGTGCCCATGGCCGAGAAGGACGCCCGCAAGCTGGCCCGCAAGAAGCGGGTCGGCGCCGGGCTGTCGGCCGCCGGCGGCGTTGCGGGCATCACCGGCCTGGGCCTGATGGCGGCCAAGAAGCCCAAGGCGGCTCTGTGGGCCTCCACCATCGGTGGCGGCATCGGCGGCACCAACGCGCTGCTGCAGGGCCCGATCCAGCGTGCTGAGGCCTCCGCGCTGGACCCGCGCCGGCTCTACCGTCGCAAGCAGCAGGAGGGCGTCGTCAAGTCGATGCCCGGCACGTTGTCGGTGCCTCGCGGGCTGCGCACGCGCAAGACCTACACCGCCTCCAGCGTCCGCACCACGACGACCGGACGCCTGGTGCGCACCCGAGCGGGGGTCCGATGAAGTTCCCGGGTGCGGCAGGCAGCCGCCGGCGCTACCTGGCCGAGCAGGAGGCCTTCATGGCCGAGACCTTCGGCAAGAGCGAGCCGCTCAAGACCCACATGAGTGAGCGGGACGCCAAGCGCGTCGTCAGCCGGGTCAAGCTGGCCGGTCCGCTGCCCAGCACGATGACCCGCGAGCAGCGCATGGGTGCCTACGAGGCGCGCTACGTGGCCAGCGGTGGCCGCAAGGGTGAGAAGTGGCAGCGCCGGGCCGAGCGCGCGGACAAGGTGAAGACCGGCGGCCTGGCCGTGGCCACCCTCGGTGGGGCTGCGTTGCTGGCCTCCAAGGCCCCCAAGGTCAGCCGCCGCACGGCCAAGATCAACCCCAAGGTGCGGGCGGCCAGCGACAACATCGCCATCGGTGGGGCCGTGGCCGGTGGTGCCGGGGAGCTCTACGGCATGCGGGCGCGGCGCAAGCGCGCGTCGTACGCTTCGGCTCCGGGCGGCGCCGCTGCCAGCGCCCTGCGGCGCATGCGGGCCATGGATGCAGCGAGGAGCCAGGGATGACCCTGATCAGCACCGAGACGGGCGTCGTCGGCCTCGTGCGCAAGGTGGCCGAGCAGGACGAGGGCGCGGCTCGGATGCTGGTCCGGCTGGGCGTCTACGAGGCGATGTGCGACCTCACCGACGCGCTGCGTCCGGAGTACGAGCAGCGCATCGCCAAGTTCGTCGAGCAGCGCTCCGAGGAGGGGCGCCGCGCCCTGGTGCGCTCCTTCATCGACCGGCGCACGCGCGGCGAGGACGTCGAGGACGTGCTCAAGGCCGCCTCGCTGCTCACCATGGTCGAGGTCGGCAAGGCGGACCACGAGTACCACGGCGACGACCCGAGCGAGCGGGACGAGCGCGGTCGCTTCAAGCGCGTGAAGCAGGCCACCACCGGCATGAACGTCACCCGCGAGGGGCTCGAGCAGATCGGCGGCGGCAAGGCCAGGGCCGTGCAGGGCCTGGGCGAGGTGCTGGCCCGCAGCGGCGAGCCCGCCATCGGCACCGCGCTGGTCGCGGCCGGCAAGCTGGGTCCGGAGGCCGAGCGTGTGCTGGGCCCCGGCCTGCAGCGCGCCGCCTACCGCTACCGCGGCACCGAGCGGCGGCCCACT